GCTCTGTTCTACGCTCCTGTTTCTGTTATTTTTAAGATGTTCCATACTTTGTGTAACAATCTATCTCTTTTATTCCCTGTATCTTCACATTTTTCTTATTTTTGCATACTCTGTCAGTAACAGAGTCTTAAAAGAGGTCCTATTTTATGAACGGAACGACTCCAACCACTCAGGATACTCCCGACAAAGGCCGTCTGCAGATTAATCTCGTATCTGACATCTCTGCCTATCCGATTCAGGGGGCTCAGATTTCCATCTACTACACGGGTGTTCCAGAAGCTCAGTTAGAACAACTTACTACCGACAGTTCCGGGCAGACCGATACGATTGATCTTGCGGCACCACCGTTAGAATACAGCCTGAATCCAGAAAATGAAGTCCAGCCATATTCCGAATATACCATGCAGATCACCGCCGAAGGCTTCGAGTCGGTCAGTATTGCCGGTGCTGAAATTCTCGCCGATGTCACTGCCATTCAGAATGTCAGCATGAAACCAATCGACAATCCCGAAAACGAGGAAACCGTATTCGTCATTCCGGCTCATACATTATATGCCACCTATCCGCCTAAGATTCCCGAAGACGAGATCCAGCCGACCTTCGAATCCGGAGAGATTGTCTTAAGCCGCGTCGTGGTCCCGGAATACATCGTAGTTCATGATGGAAGTCCACGCGACTCCACTGCCAAAAACTATTATGTGAAGTATAAGGATTATATCAAAAATGTAGCTTCCAGTGAAATCTACGCGACCTGGCCGGAGGATACCATCCGGGCAAACGTACTGGCAATCATGTCTTTTACTCTGAACCGGGTATATACAGAATTTTACCGGAACCGCGGATATGATTTTACGATCACTTCTTCAACCGCATTTGATCACAAATGGATTCCGGAACGGAATATCTATGATACGATCTCTGTGATAGTGGATGAATTGTTTGCCGATTATCTTTCCAGACCGAATGTCAAGCAGCCGATACTGACGCAGTATTGTGACGGACGGCAGGTACAATGTCCGAATTGGATGACCTTTTTGCTATAACCTATAAAGTGGATTTTTACCTATTTATAATACTATCCTATGTATATTTTACCACCATATCGTGCAGCAATCCAGCCTGATGGAATCTGCATCCAAATGTCATTACCGATCGTTCTGGATGCTCTACTCAGATTCTTTATTTTTTCATCCGACCATCCGCTTCAAAATAATATTCTTTTCCGTCGATCATTTTCTTTCCTGTAACCATGCTGCCTTCCGGATAACCAGCTTCTGCTTTCGGTCTGCAATAATATGTCTGACCATTTACTGTAACGAATCCAGTACACATAGCTCCACGAGGCCCACCCTTTTTCGGATTGAGATAGTACCAATATCTTCCATCCATTAACCATCCATCTCTCATAGAACCCTCCGGATAGTCTTTGGACGCCTGTTTGCTCAGATAGTACCATTTGCCGTCTACTTTTCTCCAGCCTTTTACCATCCGGCAGTCGGTTTTAAAATAATACCAGTGCCCTTTGATCTGCTTCCATGTATCATGAATAGCATAGCCCTTTGAGTCGAACCAGTACCAATCACCGCCGATCTGTGACCACTGGTTTTTCGGATATGATCCGTCAGTGTTCCGATACCACCACCCCGTGTTATCATGTACCCATCCGGCTTTTGCCGTTGGTTTTGCTGCTCCGCTAATTGGTTTGTTCAGTATTCCCTCTGTTATTGCTTTGCAGATTGCATTCACACCGATTTTATTGTACAAGTTTGCATCGTCTTTATCATCTACGAATCCGACTTCAATCAGCATAGCCGGTGAGTGCGTATGTTTCAGCACATATAAACCGGTGCTAATCTTAACACCTCTGTTCGTGAATCCGAGTGCTGACAGCTTCGCACATACTCTTTCTGCAGCAGCATATGCTTCGGAATTTTTGCTATATACAAATACTTCCACGCCTTTTGTCTTTCCATCTCCCGGATCTACTTTCGCAGCGTTCTGGTGGAATGAGATATCCAGATCTACAGTGTGGGTGTTGCATTTTGCCACAATATTTGCCAAGTTGGCTCCTACTGTCTTTCCGGTGTCGTCTGTACAGTTGTAAGCTGTGTGGCCATTCGCTTTCAGTAGTGCGATCACGCCGGCTGTGATCCGTCTGTCCTCTGTTACTTCGTCCATGTAATGACTTGCGCCTGGTACGATTCTGTTATGACCTCCATGTACATTATATACTCCCATGATTACGCCTCCTGTTCTGCCAGCTTCTTGGCTGCTTCTATTTCTTCCGGTGTCGGCTCGATACCTTCGTCGAATTCATAACCTTCGTTCTGATCAGTTGCTACTTCCATGTTTTTTTTATCTTCCATATTAATCTCCTTCCTGTGCGACGTCGCACATATATGCTATATATTATGTAAGAGGACGATTATTCGCCCTCTACTTACACTGCTGTTTATATAACTGATTTACTCCAGTTGCCGCCAATCCGCTGGCCATTCCGACCGCAATTGCATTGATCACATCACCAGCCGGAAAGTCCGGCATTGTATAAAGTCCGGCAACACCCAATACTCCGCCGCATGCAGCCATGATGACCGGAATCCATTTATCTGGAATTTTCTCATAGGCTTTGCATCCGAGTCCAATTACATAGCAGATTGCTACAATTCCAACAACGGTTCCTAATGTACTAATATCCATATTATTTAATCCTCCTGATCATGTGCTTGCTTATTTATATGCTTCTGGATCTTGTCTATTGCTTCTGTAACAGGTCCATTACATCCCTGTTCTTTTAATCCCTTCAGACAAGCCAGAATTCCATATGTAAGCAGGCATTGTTCTGATTTCATTCGTTCTATTTCTTTATCCTGCTGATTCTGCTTTAAATACCACTTGTACACTGCAAAAATAGCAGAAAAAATAACCACTACAGCGGTCAATAAGCTTCCACCCGTAATGATTGTATTTACGTCTACATACACTCTATGTACCTCGATTCTTTAATTTTGCGCATAAAAATAAGACCTTTCGGTCTTGCTCTGATTTCCATGTATTCACCTCCTTGCATAGAAAAAGAGAGGTGTTAACCTCTCTCATTATGATTCTTCTTATTATTGCCATCATATAATTCATATAATTTTTTCAAATCTTCACATTGCTTATTTTTCTTATATGTCCTTCCAGTCGCTTCGATTTTAATTCTATTCCATTCAAATTTCAGATACACTCGAACATGTCTCAAGAGTTTTTCTTCCCATATACTCCTATTTATCAAATATTTTTCCAATTCTTGACGAAACTCTTTTTCGTAACATTCTTTTTCATAATATCGTAAATACGAAGCACGCAGTCCTTGGTAATAAAAGACTAGCTTTTCTACGCACCTATCAATATTCCTATCAATTTCATCTGAAAAATTTAAATGCATATGTATTAAAAATCTCAATTTTTCTATTTCACTTATATGCTTTCTATATGTATCTGAATCTTTCATCCCCTTGTCTACATTATCAATCGTTGTTGTACTAATCAAATCTGATATATATTCTCTGAATTTGTATAACCACTCAACTCTATTTTGGGTAACAGCATTGACATAATGTACTGCTTTGTTGTTTCTAACAGAAAAATAAAGCGAAATACTGCTGATTAAAAAAGTAAGTAATATTCCGATTGAAGTTAAAGCATCTTTATTTTCGCTAAAGAACTGTAACATTTTATTCATTATTACTACACTCTCCTTCCACTGTCATTATACAGCAGAAGGAGAAATCTGCCAAGAGTTCCAGGCGCATGTTGCCATCACCGTACGTGCGCTTAATATCAAGTAATTTAATCATCGCGTACCTCCTAGTCTACGATTACGTCCTCATAGCCATCTGTTTTCAGGATGGTATCAACATCCTCTTTCCAGTTTTTGTAGAGGCTCGTCCGAACGAAATATGCTCTGTATTTCTTCTGTCCTGCTGCTGTGCTTTTGTCTGCTTCCTTCATGATCATGCGTGCGATAAATGTTGTCATTTCCTTCATCCTTTCTTTTCCTTTCCTATTTTGTATCCGTATTTTCTGTATCAGTTTCTTCTGTGCCATCACCGAGCAGTGCCGGCAATACGTCTGTGAGGATACTGTCCACGGTAGCGATAAGCTCTGCATTTTCAGCCTCACGGCTTTTATTGGCTTCTGTAAGATTATCCACATGCTCTTCCAGTGCATCAATACGATCCATTGGTGATTCTTTTTCCCGGTACATCACTACGCCCAGGATTCCACCGGTATATTTCACCAGTGCATTTAAGTTTGTGTAGTTCTCATACTCTGCAACGGCGGATTCCCTTTCCGTTATGATTATCTTTTTGGTTCGAAATTCGTCCTGGAATGTATTTCGGAGCTCATCCTCCGTGACAGAGATGGTTTTGATCAACAGCGATTCATCTGTTCGGATGGTTGCTGACTGGATGGTCATTTCTGACGCATCATTGAATGTAATTTTCATGGATATCACTCCTTTCAAAAAAGGACACCCGAAAAGGTGTCATGTCGATAAGTTGCTAAAGTAAATTAAGCAAGTTTCACCACTTCCATGTACGAGCTTCCAGTAGTTGCCGCCGCACCTGACGCATCGGATTTTCTTATTTGCGGCGAAAGAACAATACCATTTTCAAGGTAGATAATTCGACTCATATTCAAATTAGTAGGAAATCCATTATACGAATATTGAGAGCCGAAAAGCACATAGTTATCATCAACGATCGTTCTATTTGCAATGACTTGTGCTTGAATACACGCTGATGCACCTTGGTTTGCGCTACCTTGTGCATACATAGTCACACAGTATAAACCTGATTGTTTTATAGTTACGGTCGCATTTGCACCAGTTGTGGTTTTGTAATAATCATCATTAACAATTGGTTTGCTAGAGCCGATATTTTTTGGTGTTGTGGATAAGTTCCATGAGCTTCCCCACTTACCGATCAATACATTATTTTTGCGATTATTTATTTTGTCATTTAATTTAGTAAGCTTGTTGGACAAATCCTTATTTGTCTGAGCAATCTCCAGCATCTTCGTTACTTCCGTAATATTAATTCCGTCAAAATGAACTTCAAATGCCGGACAATCGTCCACAAGATCACCTTCCTGTAAATTTCCTTTTGTATATTCCGGAACTGTCGGATTAGACTCTGCCGGCGTGCCCATAATCACGATCCATTCATTCTTTTCTGTATTATCCTCTTCATTTCTTGTGTACCGGTTAACAACCAAATCTATCCTCTTCATCCCCTGTGAACCATTTGTAAGCTCCACTTCATCATAGGTTCCGATTTTTACAGAAGACACATTTCCGTGATGGCACATCATTCCACTTCTGATTTTAAGCAAATTGTTAGATACCAGCTCCGGCTCCAGATTTTCTCCAGACGGCAATATACAACTCTCATCACTAATAATTCCTTCTATAATCTGCCGGAACTGCTGGCTTGTAACATGGGGTTTTCCTGTTCTTCCACTAACTATCTCCATTGTCATTCTCTCCTTCCAATTCGTATTCTTTGGATTCAATCCTATTAGTAATACTGTAGATGATATTTTCTATTGGTTTGCTCGAATACATCCCTGTAAGATAATCTCGTCCACCAACAATATCGCCAATACCCACATCGATTTCAAGTTTCGCTATATCCATGCCAAATGTCTTTTTACTGCATAAATCCTGTAATTTCTTCGTACTCTGGCTTTCCAGTTCATCTGTCTCTGTCGATGTATTTTCATACACTTGTGCGATTTCATCTAAGCCTTTATAATACTGTGTTTTCTTAAAAGAGCCATCCGGCCAGACGTAGAGATGAAACACATTTCGGTCCTGCAGTTCACCTTTCCCGGTCACGATCAAGTGATTTACTCCATTTCTTTTATCTTCCATCGTGTAATTAAGTCCACAATCCTTAGACAGCTCAATCTCATCAGAATAGTCTGCAATCGGTACTGCTCCGATCAAAATATATCCCGGGATTCCTTGTTCACGTTTATGTCGAATACTCAACCTGTATCCAACAGATTTCAGCATCTTTGTAATCCCTTCCAGCAATGTACAATAACGGTCAAACTGATAATTACTTACCGTAATGCCAGTGTCCGCACCAGACACAACATACAATCCACCAAATTCCGGTTCAATCAACTTCTTAAGAATTGCATTTAACTCCCCGGACACCACCCTGTAATCACTTCCGGCCGGCGGCTCTATTACTTTCATTGCCATGCGTCCACGCCATGTATAGCCTTTCAGCTCTACATAATCCAGAGTTGTATCGGTTAACACATCTTCGATAATTCCGCCAAATTCTGTATCTGGCACGTACACAAGATTTCCAAATGTCATATCTCCCGTCCAGTTACACCGGGCAATCTTAATAGAAAATTCCCGATCTTTATTGGCATCAAAAGTGCAATTTGCATCCAATAATGGATTCGTTCCTATTTCTCTGCTCCTTGTCGCCAGAATTACCATGCTGCCTCCTTCCGCTTCAGAAACACATATAAATCTATTCCGAAGTCTCCACTCCAATTTACCGATATCAATCCGGATGGGATTTTCTCAAATACGGAATAATCATATCCACGGACGTCAAACAGATTCGCTATTGTTCCATTGGAAAGATATTTCATGATCGTCTGCTCCGAGCTGTTTATAATCAAATATTCATTCTTCTCTAACGTAGTAAGGACTTCATATGGATAACCATTCATTAATACCTTAGGATTTACGCATGGCCCATATATGACCATTTCAAAATCGGACGGAATAATATGATCAACTTCAAATTCTGCGGTCCCTCTTTTCTCATTCATAAAATCAAATGGAAAATCACAAGAAAAATCCAATCCGCTATCTGCAGCTATTTCTTTTTGCGGGAAAAATCTTTTTTCCAAGACTGTGATCCAAGACAATTCCGGAGCAAGGAATGTAAGCTCTACCTCCGTATACACATATCCTTTCCATCCCGTTTTCTTGGTCTTATAAATCTGACACGGCAAGAACGTATCATTCACATATAAACGCCCGTAATTCCCTGTTTCAGCATCCACAGAGATGATTCTATACAGCGTTTCCATGTTCTTCGTGAACTCTTCTCTCTTTCCAAATACGTCCAAGGTAATTACCTTTTCATAACCATCCTCTGTCTCTTCCCATGTACTGTCAAACCAGTCCGCATCTATTGTACGAAAAGGTGCCCTGGTCAACCAGAGCACCTCTCCCTTACTGTTCTTATAATATGCCTTTATCATAATGCCGGCACCGCTCCTTTCGGTAATGGCTCATCAATTCTCTTTGTTCCCAGATAGATTGGACGCTTCGCCATTTTTTCTGCAGCTCTCATCTGGATTTTTTCTAACCGGTCATAATCGATATCTTTTCCTCCATCGAATCCCGGATAATTCTTTACTCTTCCAACTGTCTTGTCTGCAGTTCTCGCCGATAATGCAAGATCTACGGATTTCTGTAATCCAGATACCGCTCTCTGTACTCCTACATTCATGGACTTGAGTGGAATATTCTTTTCGAATCCAATTCCCATACCAAGAGCCATCATCTTACCTACCTGATCACGGAATACTCGTGATGGTGAATGAATTCCAAGAGCGCTCTTTGCTGCATCCAATGCGCTTTTAGCTGCACTCTTGGCTGCTTTTACAATAACTCCTCCAGCATTTGCCAATCCACTTGCAATACCCTTTACGATATTCATTCCAACACTGCCCCAGTTCACACTGGTAAATGCATTCCTGATCTGGCTTACCATACTTGGAATCTTTCCGATCAGTGCCGGTATTCCTCTCACCAGACCAACAGCAAGTTTACTTATGATCTGTACTCCGGCAGTCAGGATTTTAGGAAGATTTGTTATAATTGTCGATGCAAGCTTTCCTATAATAATCGGTGCTTTGGCTGCAACTATCGGAATCGAATTGGCAATTCCGCTTGCAAGACCTTTCATTAACTTAAGGCCAGACTGTATCAGCTTTGGCAGATTGCCCGCTAAAGAACTGACCAACGTCATAATCATCCGCACTGCACAAGGAATTAACTGCGGTAGTTGCGCCCCTAAGCTTCCCGCTAATGTAGATATGATACTCACTCCGGCACTGACTAATGCCGGCAGATTTGCTGTAATGGCATTAAGAATTCCCATGATCAGCGTTGCGCCCTGAGCAACTAATCCCGGTAATGCTGCAGTAATGCCATCAGAAAAGTTCGTAATTACTTCCGGTCCTTTGGTCTGTGCGAGTAATAACAGCTGATCAATCTGTGTACCGAACTGACTGTAGATCAATCCCATACCAGCAACAATGATTGCCGCTCCTGCGCCGATGTTGATCAGTTTAAAGAATGTTGGTGCGAAGGATGCTACCCTTGATAAAATTGGTGTAAATGCATTCCCGATAAAACCAGCGTATTCGGATATCTTTGTGCCAACTTTCCCCAGGACTTTAGAAACTTTTGCTGAAGCCGCTGACATCTTCGCGCCAAGCTCCGCAAACTTCTTCGTTATCCCTGGAAATTTTTCAGCCAGTTTCGGCCCGATTTTTCCGAAAGATTCGCCTATCTTTTTAACGGTATTTGTTACAGCTCCGGTAATTTTCCCGCCCGGACCATTTGTCCAGGACTCAACCATAAATCCACCAAGATCTTTCAGTCGAGGAGCTATTTTTTCTCCTAGATCCTGAAACGGAAGTGCAATGCTTTCGCCAAGGAATTTGAACTCGCCACCTATCTTTTTCAATGTGGCACTGGCACTCTTTGCCCCTTTAGGTACTTTTCCTATAGATGTGACAACTCCATCAACAATGTCGTTAAATCCATCAGTTGCAGTTTTTACATTTTCAATTCCTTTTCCAAATATGGACAACGCCGGAGCTGATCCGGCAATTACCACTGCCATCTTTCCAAGGTTTGACAGTTGATCACTGTTCATCCCCTTTAGCTCACTGGCTAATTTGGAAATACTATCAGTAAAACCTTTTACTTGCGGAATAGCGCCTCCGATTTTCCCGGCAAGTGCGCTGACAACATCCATTCCCGTTTTCCCTAATCTTGGAATGATCTGACCTAAATTTGTAAAAACATTATGCGCTGCAATCCAAAAGGTATCTACGAGATCATTGGCACTAATGACGCCAGCTTCAAAATTTTCCCATGCAGCCTTGGCGGAATTTACAGATCCTTCTATGGTTTTCTCTGCTTCATCAAATGTTGTTCCCGTGATTCCCAACTGCTTTTGCACAACGCTGATGGCATTTACAATATTTCCAAAGGATAAGCTACTTGCATCGACTGTAACACCAAGTTCTTTCTGGACATCGGTCATCTTTGACGCATCAGAAATGAGGCGTTTCATCTCTTCCTGAGTACCGCCATACCCAAGCTTTAAGTTATCAAGCATGGTGTAGTTCTGTTTTGCAAAACCCTGATAAGCGTTCTGGATGTCACGCATGTTCGTCCCCATCTTATTCGCATTATCAGACATATCCACGATAGCTCGGTCTGCATAAGATGCTGCTTTCGCAGTATTTCCACCAAGACTCTGTAACAGCGATGCTGAAAAGCTTGTCACTGTTTCCATGTAATTATTTGCGGACATTCCCGCAGTCTTGTATGCCTTATTTGCGTTTGCTATGACCGTATTCGCACTGTCCTTGAATAGAGTCTCTACACCACCTACCTGTTGCTCCATGTTGGCAACTACGCCGAGCGACGATTTTATAATCGCCGCAGCTCCAGTTCCGACCGCAGCAATTGCTCCAGTCATTGCCTTACTGACTATTGATAGTCCTGATTTGCCAAGACTACCAAGTTTACTTATACCGTCATTAAATCCTTTTTCATTTATCTTGGTATCAAAATTTAAATAGCCGTCTGCCATACTATCATCCTTTCTGATAGCACGGCTCAACGGCTCACATGTGCTTTATATCTTTATTTTTATTTCTCTCTTACACTCCCGACAGTTAATATACACACCATCACATTTGGCGGTATCATCATATATCAATAATTTCTTGCCGCAATAAGGACACCGGAACCATTTTCTTTCTGTCGGGATTTTAATTACATGTTTCATCACGCAAACATATCTCCAATCTCATAATCTGTCATTATTCTCCGATTCTTCTTTTTCAGCGCAACTATCTCCTGTATCTTTTTAATTCTTTTGCGCTCGTCCTTATCTTTAATTGTCCGGAGATCTATGCTCCGGTACATAATTCTCTGTTTGATCTCTGTCTTTTCCGGAAGGCCAGCAAACAATGTCTGGAACTCCCACCAGTGCATATGCGGAATCGTCTGCAGATTAATTCCATACACCTCTCGAAATGCACTGTAAATACACTCTGCATCTTGTTCAAAAGAATACAATTGCTTCGGTGAAAATCCAGTAATACTCTCATCCTCTTCTGCGTTTTCTGTTTTCATTGCAAGGAAATCACCCAATGCATAAACTGCTGCTTCCAAATCATCCGGAATCCCATCTATGTACCATTGTAACAACAGTCGGCACTTTATCTGCCAGGGGATATCCTCGTCTTCCACCAGTTTAGCAAATCGTATCCATTCACGAAAATCTGTTTCAATTTGGTAAGCTTCACCATTCACGCAAACTGTATCCGGAAATTTATTGAACAAAATATTCATAGCATACTACCTGTTGCCATTACGGTAATAAGTAACATTTCCCTTATTCTGCTTCTTTCCATGCTGCTTATTATAATTACGTCTCTGCTGTCTGTTACCATGCTGCTGTATGGTATATTCACTGTATCGTCCATTCAGCTTTGTCGCTTCGTCATTTTCGAATTTCAGCAACTCATCCGCAGCATCAAGACATGCATTCAAGCTGATTTTCCCCTGAAACATTTCTTCATGTGCACCTTCTCCGATAATTCTGTCAAAAAAATTAAAGTAACACTGGCATTGTGCACGAATAATATCTGCAGTCTTTCCAGTTTTGGGTACACGTGCAGCTTCTTCTTTCATTGCTTGTTTCGCATCTTCAAGATTTTCCAGAAATAGTACATCTGTAAAATCAATCTCTGCTTCAAGATCTCCAAATTTAAAAAGGCTCATCGGCTCACTCTCCTATCTTTACTCTGCTGTAAATGTACATGTCTGCCAGCTATCTGTTGTTGTGGCAGTTCCTTTAATGATTTCCCCGGCTGCTTTCAAGCTTCCCTTGTAGATCAGTGCATCTGTTCCGTCACCTTCCGTATCCGGGATCACGCTCCAGTCACGCTTTCTTGCAGTACAAGTATTTCCCTCATCTGCTTTTGTTTCAAACAGATCCACTACCACTACCGTTACCTGTGCATCCGATCCAAGCAGTTCATCATCTGTAATCGTTGCAAGTTTTTTCTGTACTGCATCATTCGTGTATAAGTCAAACTCATAATCCATAGATGGCGCATATCCTACCACGTCAGATCTTTCACTCGCTTCGTCTACATACTGCCTACTGTATTCTGTAGAATTCTTTCCATCTGACAGCGATGTAAAGCCCGTCATTCTGGTATATGTCTTTCCATCACCTGTAACATCCATAAACGCAACACGCTTATGTCTGCCTACTAATTTCTTTTTATTTGTATCTTCTGCCATCGATACAACCTCCTATCTGTATATTACTCTGCAAATCATCTGATACCGCCCCAGGTCAGCCTCTGCACTAAACAAATAGCCGGACTGCAACACGTCTACTCTGGTAGCATCGTGACCGTCCAGCTCTGGGAGAATATCATTCATGTTGTTACTTTCGACCCACTCTTCAAAAGCCTGATAAAAGCCACTGTTGGCAATACCGGTTCTAGCATCACCGTCATACGCTTCCTTGCTCGTGAATGCGAATTGAAACTGTTTCAAGCAGGTCCCATCTGTGTATCTCTTGTAGACAGGATCCGCTCCGATCGGATCAATGGAATACTCCATTCCATTACCTAAATAATCAATATTTATCTTCCGATCATCAATATCCGGATTCAGCATAACATAATCACGGATACTCTGAATAATCGGTTTTTTACTCTCTTGCAATCCTCTCTGCTCCTTTCAGGATTTGTTCTTTATGGCTTGCTTTCATAGTTTCAAACCATCTTGGCTTACTTTTATTTTCATAATACTGCCGGCGGGCATAAGGCGCTAAATATTCGATACTTCCGGATCCGATCACTGTTCCAAGTGTTCCTGATTTAATCAGAAATCCTGTTTGTCTTGGTGTAAGTGGATTCATATACCTCAGGCATTCTGAATCAACAAACTGTTGCGCTTTTGAAAAGCTCTCAGCCTTTCGCTGCGCAAATCCTGGTGCCCACTCTATTTTTGCCGTTACGCTTCCATTCGCATCAGCTGAAGTAAACACACTTCCGCGAGGGGTTGTAATTCGAAATTCTTTTTTCTGTGCCATTTACTCTCCTTCAATTCTCCAATGTGGCAACCCACCGAACCGGTTATCTGACCAGGACAACACTTTGCAATGTCTCAACCGCACGTCTTTCAGATCAGCTGGCCTTTCAATCTCCTGAGCATACTCGCCGAGTACAATCTGATCATCTGTCTGAATGGTCCAGTGTTCTTCCGGATCTTCCAGCTTCGCATATTCTTCCGGCGGAAGATACTGATCCGCATTCTCTACATCGGTAGGAATACGGATCTTATATACTTCTGCACTGTTTAGTCCGGAATCGCCAACGGATGCTTTGTGATCAACATATACATGCACATTCTCAATAATGGTTCTATGCCAGGTATCGAAACGGGTGAGTGAATCGTACCTATGGTTATAGATAGTTATCGTTGCATTCGTTAACATCATCATCCACCGCCAAACTCATTAATCCTGCATTGATCAAATACACTTCTGCGATTTCATATAACATCACATTCAATGGCTTACTCGTATCATATGACACGGAATAGCCATCATTATTTTCCGAAATCTTTCCTTCACGCCGCTCATACTTATATGCACAATCGCACATTTCACAAAGTGCTGTTTTGGCTTGTTCCGGCCAGTTGTCTTCTTTCATTCGATCAAATGTATACTGGTTAAGTCTTGCACTCATTTTTAATTCCAAGGAAATCCAGCGGTTCTCCGGAATCAGAGAACCACCAAAAGACTCCTTGTAATACTCGTATGTCACATTCATGACATCACTCCTTACTCTCCGGCTTTGTGAACATAGATTGCTACTTTCTTATTGTCCTTCGCTTCTGCAATACCAACTGTTCTGTAACCGAACTTCCATGCATCAGCTGTCTGGTTCTGCTCCGGAGTGATAATCTTCGAAACTGTATGTTTCTGATACTGAATTGCTGCGTTTTTGTCCACAATCAAGAAATCAATTGCTTTTCCTCCCGTGGTTGCAAATCCACCTGCACCAGTTTTCGTCAGTGTGATTTTGTCAAAGAATCTGCTTGCCGGTACTTCAATTACTCCTGCCCAATCTTCCATCGCCTTCTTTGATGCCGTTGTGTCAAGGTCATCAATCATTCCTTTCAGCGTTGTCGAAATAAACAGGTAGCAAGTCTCTGTTTTAGCCTCCGCATTCTTAATTGCAGTCTTGCCCGCACGAATTGCCGCAATACCTGCTTTTCCATCAGCAATCGCTCCTGTAACAACATTGTTTCCTGATGCATATCCAGCATACTTCGCAAGTCTCCATGTATCCAATTCCGGCACTACCTGTGTACGTAAGAACTCGCCGGACAGACGTCCAAACGCGATACCTGCAGATTCAATATTATCCATTGCATCTACAGTGAACATACGACCTCGATCATAATCACACTTCTTTGTTTCGTAATCAAGCGTTACATCTCCTAAGGCATAGCCTGTCTGCTTATCATAATCTGCTAATCCGCTCATAGACATCTTCGGGATTAAGATTTCATTCGCATTTGCGCCCTCCTGAGCTAAATCATTCGGTCCATCCAGCACTGCTGTTAATGATGCTAACTTGTATGCCTCATCCAGAAGTGTGGAATATGTTTTTCTTAATGCAATTACATTTGGCATATCTTTCTACCTCTTTCCTTATTTCTTTTCCGGCAGTCCCATAGCCGCGCGGATAGCTGAAACATCATCTGCTCCCGGATCCGCTCCGCCATTAATGTTGGTTCCACCTACTGCATTGTTAATTGGTTCATTTGCTCCGAACAGATATCCGTCAGACTTCTTCACGTCTTCCAGAGCCTTCTTGATATCATCGGACTGATTTTTGGATTCTTTCAGAGCATCGATATCCAGCATCGCGATAACAGCCTTTTCATTTCTTCCACCTGCAGTCTTGACTGCTTCTTTGATAGAATCCATGAATACACGATCTGCCTCTTTCGCTGCGTATTCATCATCTTTTGCTTTCAGATCTCCCTGAAGCTTTGTGATCTGCCCCTGCAGATCTTTTACATCGACACCTTCAAACTCCTTCAGCTTGGCATTCACATCATCCAGAGAGGCCTTATAGTTGTCCCTCTGCGAAACTGCATTATCATACTCGCTTTTAGTACGATAATTTTCTTTCCAAGCCTTATCGAAATCCGCTTTTTTATCTGCCGGGACTTCCATACCATACTCTTTCAAAATCTCATAAATATTTTTCATAGTTACATTCCTCCTGAAATATTTTATTGACCGCTCTTTCAGCGGTATGGGATATAGCCGGTTAGACCTCCGGCCGGGTAATTGTCCAGTTTATAGCCTTATGACAGGGCATAAAAATAAGACGCATAACCCTGCGTCTCAAAGGGAGATAAGTGGATCACCTCCTAAAAATGCGTACAAAAATACCACCGGCCTTTCGACTGGTGGTAGCTACATGGATAATACTTTCATATCATTCCATAATTCCTTTAACTGTCTATCATTTATTTTATGTTTATCAAGCATTGCCTTGGCATCTGTATAGAAATTAGTCTCACCTTCTGGACACCTGCATATAAACGGCTCATCATCTCTCCACGAAATATTATATCTTTCTCCATAAAGAATAAACTCGATATCTAATCCTATCTCTATAGCCTCTGACAGCTCAGACAAGTTCTCAAATTTTGCATAATCTTTATACTCAATCATTTCAATCACCTCTTCTCGAGAATATCTTTATTAGCAATTTCATGTCCTAATTTAAGTGGATTATCGTGCTTTGCTTCACGTTTCAAGTTACCTTTTTCATCAAGATACCAGTTATGATAATGTGGTACAATCGGATGTTCTTTTGAATTTCCGTGATCCGTCATATCTATGTCCAATCTTGGTCTTCCATCATTTCCGTAATATCTACGTCTCTGCAAGGCACCATCTTTGAAATTATCAAACACGCTATTCGGAGTACCTTTATATGGGATAGAATGTACTTCTCCTATTTGTTTCTTCTTCAGTGCTTGACTCTGCCATTTTACATCTGTATATGCTTCACTGATAATTTTCCACTTCTCACTATCATTATATTTCATCTGGCCGAAATTAACAAGCGAACCAATATAATCTCCCAGAACTTCTTTATACCGCTTATACTGAACCACATCCTTGGATGCATTCTCAATCATTTCCCGCGGGAACAATGCATTCTGTCGTTTGCTATTTGTTGCCACCCGACCTTTCATATCCAGGTAAATACGCTCACGTTCTTCCGTAAGCTTCATTTTCCGGCAAAATCTGGAATATTCATTTAATTGTCCTTGATACTTTGCTTTATACAACAGAATTTCATCCGGATCAGCCTTGCCTTTCTGGAGCAGTCGAACCTTTTCTCTTTGCGTCCGCATCGCCAATTCCATCTGTCGTTGCCTCTGCTTGGCTTCATACAAGGTATATTCCTTACCGTTGAACTCTTTTGGTTCATTCTCCTTCCTGTTCTGCTCTTCTAGCCATTCATCAGACCAGTTGCGCTGCGAAATGCCAGGGAAGAACGGATAATACTCATGTCAATGGTAGCAGTTCCAACCTCCTAATCCTTCACCGGTCCCATAACCTGTACTACTGACAAAGTCTGGATAATCTGCCATGCTCGCATCCCCCCTCCACAACAAAAGGAGCCTTTTGGCTCCCTCTGCTTTATTTCCAATATTTTTCTTCCGCTGTTTTTCTTGCTTCAAGTGCTTCTTCTATTCTATCGTATGTCCCTAAATTAATACGTTTTTTATCTACAGTAATATAAGCTCTCCATTTTTCCGAATCTTTTCTCCACATAACTCCTGGATAACCTGATGTATTTGTCTTTCTCAGCTTTTTATCTCGATTCCAACAATTCTCTTGAAAAGAAATCCACCTGCAATTTTCAGGACAATAATCTCCGTTTACATCTATGCGGTCTATTGTTAATTTATCTGCATAACCATTTTTTATCGCCCACTGTTTAAACGCCTCAAAATCATTTATCCATTCATCGCACACCTTTATTCCTCTTCCGCCATAATATTCATAATTACTGCAAGAAGGTATGTTACATCTGGCCTTCATTGCGCGCCATTCATTATGTAATCGAGTGCCTGTTGCTTTATGTACTGTACTTATTTCAGATAATCGTTCCTTTTGAAAGCAACCGCAAGATCTCGTTAATCCTCTTCTAAGATTCTTACCCAAAACAACTACTTCTTTTCCACATTCACATTTACACAACCACTGAGCTCTTTTTTCTCCATTAGGCGAAATATAGTTTTCCGCACGTTTCAGAACTGTTAATCTTCCAAATTTCTGCCCAGTTAAATCTATTGCTTTTCCCATGTGTTATACCCCCCCCCCGATGAATTTAAGCTTTGGCAGCTTTCATTCCTTGCGCGTATCCAAAAGTAAAACTATTATGAATTAAATCAAAAATTCCTTTGCTGTTTCTCTTTATCTCTTGGAAATTTAAAACAGAAGCATCATAATAAGTATTAATTTCTGTGTTTTGTATCACATTCATTGTATTCTTGACTCTCGCCATAATAAAAACTCCTTTCAAAATTCGTGTTGAAAGAAGTTCCATTCTGCATTATAATATTTACAGAAGGAAACTTCTAACCTAAACAGTCGTTTGTGCTTTGGTCGGTGCTACGACTGTTTTATTTTTTTGTTAAATTTACTGCCTGCTGATAAACCATGTCTATACCTTTTTTCACCACCTCTGTCTTATTTAATCCTAGTGTTTCACGACAATATTCTAACTTTATATCGTCTAGTACAGACAATCTCACTTCCATTCGTTTTGTCTTTGGTTCATCTGTCGGTCTTCCTGTTCTCGGGCTCATTTTATCACCTCACTTTTGTCCGTACAAATATATTAACTTATGTACGTACAGAAGTCAAGTGTTATTTATTCCATTTGTAAACTTTTCCCTGCCACACAGAATGTGAAGGTCTCGCTCCAGCGTGCCAACTTACTTCCACATATTCACAACCGAGCTGTTCCATATGATATTCGGTTATCTTATGCGTAAGCTTTGCAACTCCAGTCATGACCGCTCTTCTTGCAGCCACATCAACCCGGTTAGCTCTCCCGGAAGAATAATCAATCTGCCGAAGTCCGCTGTTGGTAAGTTGTGTCACAACTCTACGCAACACACTGTTATAATCAAATGCTCCGGTCACGATATCATAGCACGCTGCATCAAGGTATTTGGTATACACTTGAGAAAGTGGCGTCAATACCTTCTTACCATTGCCGTAGTCCAGGTAGAAGCCAAGGGAGTTGGTCACATTCTCCAAATCATCAAAACTCTGATCAATGATTGCTTCTGTAATTTGCTTGAGCTGTCCATTCTTTTCAAACGGTATATATTCTGCATTGATCTGTTCATATACATCCTTATCTCGAACATATTCCTTTTCAACCACCTTGTCGTACAGCTCAAACATCTCCGGGTAGGAAGCATTGAGCGTTTTCTTAATTTCCCGTTCAATATCCTCCGAAGAATATCCAAGAATCCGTAACCGGTTAATCTGCCAATCTGCAGTACTGGTAATCTCACCAGTTTTAACGATCCTCCGAACGATATCTTGCATGATCCGTTCTTCCAGATCCTGATATCTGGCAGCGATCTTACTGGCCATCTTACTCTTATAATCATCCTGCATCTTACTCCATCACCTGATTCTGTTCCGGAAGTTTAGCAGCTGCATCTTCCAATGTTTCTCCATACCATTTGGAACGATATTCCGCATGGCTCATAACACCCATACTCACGTCTTGCCTGTCCTGCTGCCTTTCTGATTCTTCATCTGCCAAGATTGAATCATTGAACTCACAAGTAAATTCCACACCAGACGTATAAGAACCGTTGTAGAAAGCCAGCGCATTTACGAATCCATTTAAACATTCTTCGAGCTTCTCCTGTATTGCAGTAACTCGGTTGTATTTTCTAGTCTTTGATGCAAGCACTTCCGTGGCTGTCTTATCCACTTCCTGTGCGTCAGACAGATCTCCGTAAGCAAGACCAACATTGAACTCAATCTCTCGTTTGTATTCTTCTAATCCTCTTCGAAATGCTTCATCCCTCATTGCAGGAGAATATTCTTTGTAAAGTTCTTTATCCTTACCATCTTCAAGGTTCATCCCTTTGTAAAGACGCTTTTTCAGCCTTGGCAGGAAAGTCTTACCGCCTTTGGTCTTCAAAGCTCTCTGATCCACATGAATCGCACGTTCTCCGGAATCATACTCCCAGTCAAGACGTGCTGCCTGCACATCAGCTTTCTTTATCAATCCTTTTGCCGACTCATATATTGATACGCCACATGAAGAACTATCCACCTTATTCTCAATTGGATTCTGATAATATCCAAAATCCATTTCTGTCATACCGGTATAAACAATTGGCCCAGGTTGAATATTTGCCCATTCTGCGACTGCTTCCAGGCTGCATCTCTGCCCGATATCACTTCGGCTCTGCGAATGATAACATTTATTTTCAATGGTCAGATTCCCATTTGTGAAATAATGTCTCTCTACCCTGGTATAATAATCATTTTCGCCAACACACTTTACAACCAGAAAAGCAATATCGTTCGGAACTCCGTTATCATCAAAACTAATCGGAATGAATTTATCTGCAGCAACATACTCAGCCTTGTCTGAACCGAGCGGTCGGAGAACCATTGCTCCAAGGGCAAGACCGGTCTGCAGCTTCTTGTTCATATCAGATAGACTTTTCTGGAGAACTTTATCCATATTATCATGATTCAGGATCTTAGCTTCCATTTCAACAAGAACAGAATCTGCAAACTCACGGCAGATGCCTTCTTCCAATTTCAAGGATTCTACTGTACCGTCACACCATTCTGCATTCCCGACCAGCATTCTTTTCCATTCATTGATGGCATCGATCATGGCCTGTGACAGTGCCACATCTTTACCAATTATATTTTTTAATGTCGTGTAATTAAACATGCTCACTATCCTTCCCCATAGTTTTTTTAATCCATCAAACATCTTCCACCTCTTCTATCAGATCTCGCATATCCCGTTCAATTGTATACTCAAATGCATCTAGGCTATCAATATCGGTGCTACCATCATCCAGACGCTCATCTTTATCTTTCACGTCTTTATTCCATACCGCATCCGAAAGTGCTGTCTGCAGGGACTTACAATCCTCTGTAATCCAGAACCTTCCAGCTCCCATCAATCGGATCGTACAGCGAATCCGATCAATGATAGATGCTTTCTTCGCTTTTCTTACAATCATCCAAGGGAATCTCTTTTCCACTGCATTTCGGATGGAATTACCGAGCACTGTCTCCGCATTATCGTAGTAAACGGATTCCACATTACAGTACTCTACATAATCGCCTTGTTTTTTGATCACACTGTATTTATCAATTACCTCTTGAACAAAATCGCAGAACAGCTGATCCAGCATATTGCTGTCTATGTCTTTTTCCTGGTCTTTTGCCATGACTCGCTTAGACATAATCCCTATTACGTCTCTGTAATCGTCTGTATATCCTCTGGCTACAAAAGAATGACCGGACTGATTTCCTCCGAAGTCAAGTCCGATCTCTATCGATACAATATCATTTTTCCGGAATTGTTTATGTTCCGGATTGTCTGCAGGTCCTTCCAGTACTTCACACCGGAACTTCTCCGGATTGTCTGCAAATCGTTTATAAATTGCTCCTTCTGCTCTCTTCCATAACCCAAGAATCAGACGATCGTAATAAATTGTACCTTCATACTCTTTGCACAACTGCTCAACAAATTCCTGTGGAAGAAACGGATTATCAAAGATTGTGTATCTCTGCAAATAGATATCCAGTTCGTCATTGTCCAGAAACTCTTTCAACCAGTGTGTTGGATGTTCTGGGTTACAAGCTCCATCAAAGCACGAGTACGGCTTATCAAGTCGTGATTTCAACATCTGAAACACTTCTTTGTTCCACTTGGCAATCTCATCACCGTAACAATATTTTATGCTGGCTCCCTGTATCTTCGCTACCTGACTGACTTTCTCTGCTCCCAGGCAATACACTTCTTCACCACAGATCATTGCCATATTCCGGTTATTGATCTGCCCGATCAGTTCCTCTGTATAAATCTCACGCATTGGCTGCAGCACGTTTCGTTCAATCGATTCCTTAGACACACCAAGTATAACATTTAGTCCCGGCTTGCCAGTCCTCTCTCGAATACGGAATGGAACCACAAAAGCTGTATCTACATAAGACTTTCCGGAACGAACTGCCCCGGATTTAATGTTCCATCTATGAGTTGCGTTCACAATATATTCATTCTGTTTCTTGCTTAAACGCATTGTCCCGCACCTCTTTTAATATCTGATCCAGACGATCAAGCGCATCGTTATTCTCATTTTCGCCTGTGATAGATTCTTTTCTCGCTTTGATAAGCTCTGTTTCAGCTTTCTTATTCTCAAGATCTTCCTCGGTTCTATTGCTCTGTCCAGAATACTGCGCTACGAACTTCGCAGCCTGTGTATCCCCATCCAATGCAGCCTTAATCTGAGCCATAAGAAGAGCCGATTCCAAAGTACACTCAACTCCGAATGACTCTAAAACCGGCTTCCATTCTTCGTTATCTATTTCTGCAGTAAGCAGCAGGTTTAACGTCTTCTGGAAGTTCGCCTTCCTGCGCCTTGCCTGTCCGCTTGCTTTTCCCGCTATTTTTGCTAACTCCCGGCGTTCCTCCGGAGTTCGATTGTTATTTGCGTCTCTTATGTTTTCATAGCCTGCCACTTCACCACCTTCAATTCTGGTTTATTTTTGCATTAGAAAAGCACCCCGGAGGGTGCCATTTATATTTAGTAATCTTCCATAAGTTCAATAATATTTACTTAGCTATTCCCAATATGCTTGTAATCGTCGATATAGTTGCATAATATATTCCAATCATAGCTACAACAGTAGATACAACTCCTATTACTATTGCGATATTGTTTGAATGCCTATACTTCTTCTCTTCTTCCATCTTGTCATTAACCGTCTGCTTTAAATCATCTATTTTGTCGTTTTGAGAATTTAATATCTGTTCTATTTTATTTAAACGATTATCTATTTTATATTCAAATTCGGATATCTTTTTTTCTGTTCTCCTTTCGCTTTCACGAACATCTTCTCTTAACTCACTCTGATCCCTATCCACTTTTTCAATATAAGATTTCAACAGATCATCCATGTTTTTTCCTTCTTCCATACGAGTGATTTTTCTCTTTCCCAAACTCGAATTTATTCTATCCGAAATAGGAATTACACTATCCATTTTATGCACCTCCACTATTCCATATGTGAAAATACATCCATGATTTTCTTTATATCATTTGGTGTTGCCGTAAAATCAAACGTTTCTCCGTCTTTTCTAATGAATCTTATTGTTTTATCCTCTCCATATGTTTGCTTTTGTGCAATTCTATCAATTCTAGGAGCAGAGGATTCCCCCATAAATAAATTTTCAAATAACGGTGTTAAAGTAATAAAGAATGCCTCCATTTCATTTTTAAAATTTGTTACTATCTTATTTCCTTCCTCTTCTGTAAATTCTTCAATCAAATTAACTTCCTTATCTTCTTTGCACGACAGAACTTTTCTCGCATTCCATTCTATTTGATTTGATAAAGTGTATTTCCACAAAAAATCTGTTACACAATTCAAATCATACCCTAACATTTTTTCACATACTTCTGATAGTTCATCTGTACAATATGGATAGTCATTTCTCCTTTCAAATACAGACAATATCTGAAGTGCTTTGTAAAATATAAGTTTATCTTCTTTATATTTTGCAAAAAGCTCTTCACAATAATTAAACATATTATAACCGTTTTCAAATGCCATTCTAATTTCCTCCTCATAACCTAAAAACCTACTCCCATAATATCCCATTTCTCGACATTACGCAACGAAAAAGACACCCGGCATCACCAGGTGTCCTCTCTCGGTTTTATTAGGTTGTGGGGGAACTAATCATATGTCTTTTGTCTTTTCATCATGTCCAGTATAATAATAACATAGTCAAAATATGAATGTTATGAATGTTTCAAAGTATCTTTAATGACCTTCGACACCATAGACTGTGTATACCCAACACTCTCCCCAACTTCTTTCTGCGTCATCCCATCCAAGAATACCATTTCAAATATATCCTTGGTCGTTCCATCAGGCATTGCAGTTATGTACTTCTCTACTTTCTCGTTCTCCCGGATCAGCTGATCTTTTCTCTTCTCCTTCTCATGGATCCGCATCTTCAATGCAGTTGCTGCCTTTGGCTCTTCCACTCTCACCTGCACATGCTCCTCAATGTAAGGGAACTCATCCGAACTCTTTGTAACCTTCCCCGATACAACCGGCACTGCATCCAGTCTCTCCTGAAGTTTGGCAATGATTCCATCCAGATTCTCAATATCCCGCTTATTCTTCTTGTATTTACTTAGCTGCTCTCTGTTCATTATACTCCCGCCTTACTCTTTCCTGAATCCCTTTAATCAGCACTTCTCCATCCATATCACTGTACGTCTCAATGCCTTTACGAAAAAACAGCTCGCATTCATTTTTGGTATGAAGTGCATTCGTGTCCTTTGGATGTCGCCTTAACCTGATCAATGCCCGCCGGTAATCATCCGCTGCCAACTTTACAACTGCTGCTTTTAAGTTTTCATAGCACTCGACATATTCACGCATCGCCGGTCACCTCTTTTATGTCTACTCCCATCTTCCGCAAGTAATCCTCCACCGAATAACTCTGATAAGCTGGTGGTGTATGAAATCTCTCACTTGCTTTCGCATCATGGTTCTCCTCCAACCCTTTGTAATGCTTCTGACTATCCAGTCTTACCTGTCTTCTGTCTCTTCCTCTGTTCAATCATTTCTCAGCTCCTTCGTCGTTTTGTTTATACTTGTCCTTTCATGTAGCATCCCCAGAACGTGCCTGATCTCTTCCCGCTATGATGTCCGAATAATGGTTTCTGCCCTATTGCCTTCCAAACTTTCTGTGCCGGAATATCCGTCTCTGCCCACTTGAAAATCAACACTCCATCTTCTTTCAGAACTCTCATACATTCCTGGAATCCATCGTGTAGCATTTCCGGCCAGTGTTCGTCCAGTCTTCCATACTTCTTAGCCATCCATCCGGTTTTCCCGGCATATTTCAAATGTGGTGGATCAAACACAACCAAAGAAAATGTTTCGTCTGGAAATGGTAAATCTGTAAAATCACATTGAATATCAGGATCTATGTAACAGGTCCGTTCTGATTGTCCGTCACCCGATTTCCAAATACCGGTTAATTCTTCTTTGCGGATATCGCAATATACTGCTGCCGGATGCTCTTTGTTGAACCAGATTGTTCGAGAACCACAGGTTACATCAAGTATTTTCTTATCACTCATGTTGTTCCTTCCTGTATGGCTCCGGTAATGGCATCCATCTCTAATTGTTGCTGCAATTGCTGCTGTTGCTTCCATAATTTCTTTGTTGTAAGAACTATAGATATTTGATCGATAGCCGTTAACACTGCGGCTATTGATACTAATAAAACGGATACGCTTTCAACCACTTTATTCCCTCCCTTCTTCTGAACCTGTTTCATCTGTTGCTGAAATCAATTCATCCACAGTACATTTCAGAATATCGGCTACTTTCTTAATGTTTTTAACTGTTGGACTCACACTATTTCCCCATTTGCAAATACTGCCCGTCGATACATTTGCTTTTTCCTCTAACTTGTTAATCGAAATCCCATGTTCTTTTGCAAGTTTACAAATATTTTCGTAAATCAAATTCACACCTCCTTTTTCAATATAAGTTTAGCCATGAGCAAAACTCCACACATTCAGTATTTATGCGGGTTTGCGAGGCATGGCAACCTCATTAATCACTTCAAATTTATAGTAACAATCAGCTCCAAATGATATAATTAAGTTGTCAAAATCAATTCACCGAAAGGA